GCTACCTGATCCGGAGTACCTTCAATACTGCTAGGGCTCAAATTAACTTCACCAATAACTTTGCTCATCCTTCAGCTCCCGATTCAATATCCAACTTCATTGCACCTTCATCTGGATATTCGGTCATCCAAAAGTAATAGCCTTTTCCACTGTGGCCATCTTCAAAGAATTTAATTGTTAGTTCAGTATCAAGTTGATCTAAATCTTTCTCACCATCTGGATTTACAAATTCGAGAAGGCTTTTTAGTTGATGACCGCTAAGTGTTATGCTCATTGTTCAGCTCCCGATACGTTTGGCACACTGTGAAAATGCATCCAGTGAGAAGGTGGGTCATTATAATAATTTGCCCATACACTATTTAAATCTTCATCAATAGTCATATAGTCTTGTTCGGGGGTAACATCAGGTGCATCAGCCCAACAAATAAGTACCATTATGTCAGTAGGCGGCCATTCATCATCCATGCTGATCCAAGTTGGCAACACCTGAGCACTGGCGTCATTCCATGCAGCATCCCAAATCAACCAAGCTTCATGACGAGGACTAGTTGGTAAATATCTGTGTCCTGTTAGTGCCTCTTGTCTATCTAGTTGACGTTTTAAACTTTCATAACTGCAATTACATTTTTTGGCATGAAATCTTTCAAAAGCTTCTCTTTTTTTATTTAGATCAATCATTACCTAAGCCCTCAAATATTCTTCTTTAGTCCACTCAACAAACTCTTTATAAAGTTGTTGTGCCGGTTTATTTAATCGATTGTGATAGTCGATCGTTATGCGGCGCCAAGCGACTGGTACCGCATAATGTTTGGTTAGAAACATTGCTTGATCCATGCCTTGCCGGACTATTACGTAGCCCAGCAATTGCAAGTAGTACATAAAACCAAGCATGTGTTTTTGGCTCACTTTCTTGTACTGATCTTTCATATTAGAAACCGTCTCCTAATAGAAAATCAGGCTCTGCTTCTGGTTGAGAAACTGCTGGATTTTCTAATTCATAGCGGCGTTTTCTTATATAGCCCATTAGCTTCGGTTGAATCTGCGGATCTCGTGCAGCCACGTCTATTTCCAAAGCATCTAGCGTTGTAAGGTCTGGTGCAGTTTGGATTTGAACCATTAAAGAGGGTGGCTCATTAGCAGATGCCTTTTCTTTTTCTAGCTCTTCAAGACGTTTGTGAGTGGCGAGAAGGATAGGCTTCATTTGTTCGTCATCCCATGTGCGGGTATAACGATAAACCGCATTTACTTCTGCAGGTGTTTTTGACTCTTTTACACGCTGTAGAAGAGTATCTAGGGTTTGCTGATACTCATTGTTTTTTTCTTGCTCAGGTGTAGGCTGAGTTAAAAAATCTTCAGGTGAAGACACATAAGGTTGTTCTGTAATAACAATCGCACTATCTAAAGCTGATCCTATATTTTCTGAAATATCTTCGGATTGCACCAATGAGTCTTCAGAAGTAGTTACATTTGTTTGCTCAGTAATAACAATTGTAGGTTGTTTAACTTCATCAACAATTTCAGAAGTCTTTTCTACAACTACTGTCTGTGCACCTTTTGATTTCTTAGCACGCTGTTTCTTTGGTTCGTCACCTAGGCGAATAACACTAAAATCGTCACTAACTTCAAAACCTAACGCTTTAGATAGTGCTTTTAATTGAAGCTTGGCGTTTTCTGCATCACGTTGAACAAAGCCGCTATTAATAGATTCAATTAATGCGGTGGTTCTAAAATTCACGACGTAAATAGAAGGCGAATATGTAGTAATTACAAAAACATCCTGTCCTTCCTCATATTCATCAATAGTTAATGGCTTTGTGAATGTAATGCCAGCCAGCTCAATAGTTTCGATTTTGATGCAGAATTCAAAACCCGGTTTACCAAAAACAGAAGCGGGGAATTGATCTAAGTCAGAAAAGTCCAACATGTCTCCAATAGGACGACATAGAACAGTTTTACCTTTTTGAAGTGCTGCAAATGCTTCTTGAGCAGTTAAAATATTTTTCATGCTGTCATCCCCGTTTTCGCTAAGGTTTCAATTTCTTGTTTCACTGCTGGTAGCTTTGCAGCTTCAATTTGAATAAGGGCATCGATACCTAAATGCTCACAAACTGTTTTTACATCGAGGCCACGTTCAGCAATAAAGTTTTGAAGTTCATCTCTTTGTTGATCTGAGATACCGTTAAATTCTGGTGGACTAATCCAAGTGCCACGTTGCTTATCAAACGTGCAATTCAATGCTTTAGCTCTCATTAACATTGCTTGTCGCATGTTCTGGTAATACATGTGTTCTTTATCAAGCGACTCAGTTAATTGATTAAGGTCACCTGCATGCTCAGCTTCTTCACAGCTTTGTTTCCAGTTTTCTAGCTCTTCTTGGGCTTTAGCTGCTGCAAGTTGTGCAGGCGTTAAGGTGTTAATGTGATCTTTAGCTTGAGTAATCAGGTCAGCCAAGAAAGTAGGGTGTGCTTTAAGATCAGGTACCCATACTTCACCGGTTTCACCGCCTAAAGCACCAGAGTTTTTCGCATGATGTGTAGGCGAAGGTTTGAAATTAATAACGCGGGCATTTTTACCTTCACCAGTAGTAACAGTTGTTAGATAACCCATGACATCTGCGATACGGTAAAGCTCGTTGCGGTTTTTACCACCTAGATCTGGTCGGTAAATAATTTGATCACCGTTTTGATCTTCTGATGCGTGTGCAATGAAAACAACATCTTTACCTAAACTGATCAAAGTATTGATGTATTGCTTGAACGTTTGGTTCGCTAAACCTTGAGCCTTTAACTTTAAAGAACCATCTTTTTGACGGTTATTTGCCGTAAGTAACAGGTGGGTTTTAATGCATTCAAGCATTGCACCCACGGTATCAATGACTACGGTTTTATATGGTGCTAAGTCCTGCGGAGTAAGGTTTGCAACATCACTCCATTGTTGAACCTGTACAACCGCACCACGACGTAATTCACCAGTACGGTGAGCACCACGGTCAAAGTCAAAAGAAATTGCTTTTTCCGCAGTAAAGCCCATCGATGATTTACCTAAACCCGGATCAGCGTATAGGTACACAATAATTGCTTGAACCAATAAAGTTTGGTCAGCAGTAATAATCGGTAACGCCATTTTTCTTATCCTCATCTTGAGCCAGTGAAGCCGCGCTTAGTTTTATAAGCTTTGCGGTCATAGGTAGGGATGTTTGTTTCACGCAGTTTTATAGCGAGCTGCTTTCTGCGCTGAAAATCGATTTCTTGGGTGAGTTCATTCCAAACTTTTGGATAAGAAGTTTGGAACCTGAACACATTTAAAGGCGTCTTAACTCCGTCTTTAACTTTGTAAAGAACTGAGCCATTAGCATTAGATGCGTACACTTGCCAGCCAATGCGAACAGAGTAGAGGCCCTTATCATCACGGCCTAAAAATGACATGTAGCCATCAGGGTGCTTTTTGAAATTAGTCATCTTTAAGCCTCCACCAACTTGTTACGTTCGATGAAGCCTTTTAGAAGACCATTGATGTTTCGGATGTCTTCAAATTCGGTGAAATCGTTATATGACTTACCATTAATGTCAGTGATTTCATTTACAGTGAGTTGGGTAATATCAACAGCGGTGAATTCAGAACCTGGAACGCCGTAGCTGTCTGGATAGGCTTCAAAATCAAAGCTAACGTTTAAACGGAAGCTATCTAATTTGATGACGGCAACGCCAGAATCTTTACCTGTGATTTTCGCGGTTAACACACCGTAAGTACTTGGTTGAATTTTAGGTGTAAAAAGAGTAGGTACTTCTTTTGTTTGGAAAGCTGGCTGCAATTGGCAAGCAACTAAAGAACCACCAGAAATTGCAAGAGCAGCCATGCTGACAAATGCAAATGAGTTGAAAGGAGGAGCTTTTACGTTCATAATTGATCTCGCAGTTTTGCAAAAGCACATCGGACCTGGGGAGGGCGGTGTGCTTTTTTGTTTGTCGATGAGTTAAATATAAGAAAACTTAGTTTTATTGTCAATAAGAAATCTTATTTTAATTTAAGAAAGCTTAGTGGGCTCGGAGATGTGTATAAGAGACAGCTTTTATGCTTTAATAGACAAAAGAAAACCCACACGGGGTGGTGGGTTTTTTATCAACTTCGACGATTATTCTGAAGAAGAATTAAATCTTTGCTTAAGATCTTGAGTTAATTTTTCAACATCTTGAATATAATTATTTCGGAAGTCGGGATTATCAAAAATATTATTTAATGTGTCAATAAGTGATAATAAACCAGACATTGGTAAGGCTACTGTGGCAGAATGCACAGCAGTATTTTGATTTACTTTATGACCAAGCATTAATTTCACAATATTATTTTCTATTGCAATCTGAAAAACTTGATCTGCGTAAATAGGTTGTAAACTAGGATTTAATTGTGTATTGATTACTTCTGTAACTGTTTCATGTCTGTTAGCGCTGCTCATATCCGACCTTTATTTCTTGGTTAACATTAAAATAGGATGAAGTAGTGTTCGGTAATGTATTCACTTCTTGAGCTACAATATTTATAGTTTTGCCATTGTTATATCTTGAGGAATTTACGCTTATATAAAATTCCTTTTCATTACCAGATAAAACATCCTCAACTACTTGTTGACCTGTTTGTAAATCAAAAAGAAAAGTTGTTTTATTCCTATGTGATTTTTCAACCAAATGGGCTTTCTTTCTTTCACGATCAATTTGCCAAGGTTGTTTTGGTCTCTCATAATTTTTATTATGAAAAATTACATCAAAATCATAACCTAATAGCCGAGAAATCTTGGAAATTGTTTTAATAGTGAGATTCTCTTCTCCAGATAAAACTTTTGTAACTCGACTTTTTTTCCAGCCTAGTTGTAATGCAATTTCTGAACGAGTCATATTACTATGACGTAACAGTCCAACTAAATGGGATGCAACTTGCTCCATTTTTACAATGGATATATCTTCATGCTCACATGAGAACAAAAATAATTTATTTGTCATAACAACCTCACCAGGAATGTTTCCATGTCGGCTTGATACTTAAAGATGGCTCTAACACGGTTATCAATGATTGTCTTTTCAGATTTATCAATCTTGTCTTTTCGCTTAGGTGATAATCTAAATAAAACAATGTATGCATTAACAAAGACCAAATATAATCGAAGGCTAGCTTTTCGAATTCTGTATACTGGTACATCTTTGTCATCTAATTTAACTACACATGCTCTATGCAACTCAGAAGAGTCATAGAAATCAAATAGTTCAGTTGGTTGTTCACACATTTCGCAGCGAGATGCTAATTGAGTGAATAATCGCAATACATCACAGTTGTCTCGTTTACTATGTAATGAAAATTCAGCCCTATCTCGGTAAAGAAATACATCACGTTTATCCATTGATGATGAAAGCATATAGACCCTAATACAGTCTGGTATCATGATTGGCTGAAGATCATCAGGAAAGCCAATTTCACTCCAGCGAAAGAAGTATGGGTCTATCATTTCTGCAAAGTTACCTTATAAGTGAACTAATATCAATTGCCATTTAATAAAAAATTTATATATAGATTGTATCGAATCTACTACTTTAATTAGCTTTGGGATGTTCTTGTCTGTGCTGACTTGGCGGCACGATATCTGTAATAGCGGTAATACTTTCAACTTCATCCATGTCAAAAGATAGGCGTTCGCTACCGTTAACAGCCAATAAACTTAAAACACCACCATTTATTCCTACAAATTCCTTAATTGTGCATCTTCCGTCCTTCAAACACACCTGAACAAATTCTGTTGGCACAAGTTCCGCATCAGGGTCGCATACTACATACCAGCCATTACGAATTGCTGGAAACATGGAGTCGCCAGTGCCTTTAATGCCATAAGCTCTTGGACCCGCTGTATGAGTTGGAACATAGCCATCACCCGCATTTCCGTCATACCCCATATCAGTGAAGTACCCATCCATTCCCATCTTTGAATAAGCTTTGACGGGAACGTATCTTTTTTGAATAGGGAATGGTTTATCTGATGTTTGAACAAACTTAACAGCATCTTCACTATCTGGAATATTGTACTTCTGCTTAAAGGCTTCAATGTCAATAACATTTAATTGAGGTAAATTGTTCGATTCCTGTTCAACCGGTCCACCATAAAGCAACCAATCGTCACTCACACCTAAAAATTTCGCAATGACTTTCAAGTTTTCTGCTGTAGGAACGCTAGTGCCATCTAGCCATTTCTTTACAGCAACAGGAGATTTTTTTGTTGCTCTTGCTAAATCAGCGGCTCTTAATTTTTTTTCTTCAAGTTTTTGCCTAATTCGAGAGTGTAAAGACATAACAAATATTCCAAAAACATTAACTAATGTTAATACGATCTATTGAAACTATGGTTAACAAGTGGTAAATTTGGTTTATTAACTATAGTTAACTTGGTGTAACCATGAAAATTAGTGATCTCATGACATACCACGGCTGCAAAAATCGGAAAGAGTTGTCTGAAAAAACTGGATATTCAACTGTGACCCTCTGGAAGTGGGAAAACAACGGTATACCAGCCAGAACTCAAGCAGTCCTGCAAGTCAAAACCAAAGGCAAACTTAAAGCCGATTTACAAGCATTAACCGCTTAGGAACTAAACCATGAGCAAAGTATCAACCGAATTGAGTGCAAGGGCTAGAAATGAAGTTTCTAGAGTTTTGCAAGCCCTTGCATCAAGCAATCAAAGTCAGGTTGCTGAACAGTTGGGGATTGATCCAAGCACATTATCACGAATGAAAAATGATAGAAAATCCAATGGCTTGACTGAGATTGAGAACTGTTTAGTGCTGTTGGACATTCTTGGATTTAAGACTGTCCTCAAGAAATATCGAATGATTAGCGAGGAAAAACTAAATGCGCTTTTTGTGATGTCAAAAGCGTGGATGGAAAGCAAACAAACAATTGACGATCTTTTTCAAGATGACATTGAAGATTTCGGCATGTGTTTTGAGCTTGGATATAAAGAAAAAGCCTGAT